CGCGGGCGCCGCCGGTGCCCTTGCCCTCGGCGAACGAATCGAGGGCCTTCCGTCCACGCTCGGCGCTCTCGGCGAACGCGTCCACGATCGCCATCGCGGTCTTCACGGGGGCCGCGGCGGCGAGCGCGGCGCCGCCCGCCATGACCACGCCTGCGCCTGCCCCTGTCCCGAACAGCGCCCCGGCGGCGCCCGCGAGCTGGCCTGCCCTGCCGCCCATCGGGCCGCCGGCGGCGAGCGCTCCGCGGCCTACCTTGAGTATCTCGGCGTTGGCCTTCGCGACATCCTTGCGAAGGGTCTGCGTGTTCAGGGCCACGTCGATGTTGAGCGTCGGCAGTTTCAATTCGACCCCTCCAGGACGAGCCTCTTCCGGCGTGCCCGCTTGCCCTTGACCTTCTGCGCGAGGAAAAACTCGAGCTCGCGCTTGAGGAACGGTAGCAGCGCTGGCGCCGTGGCCTTGGCGGCGATCTCGCTGGCCTTGGTGCCGCGGATGTACTGGCCGCGTCCGCGGTGGCGCAGGCCGCGCTTCCATCCGCGGCCCTTCGCCCTCGGTCCCGAGATCGAGAAGAACGTCGACCAGGTGTGGAACCCGAGCTCCTCGAAATGGCTTCGCCATCCGACGCCGAGGGAATCGTACTGCTCGCGCAGCTTGCGGCCCTTCGCGTCGAACGGCACGACGCCGGGTATCTGGCGGTATCCCACGCCGAGCCACGTGATCCCGCTCGGCCACATCTTGATGCGGAACTTCAGGTGCTTCGGGTTGAGGTTGGTGTTCTTGGGGGCGATGGAGCCCATCTGGTACTTCGCGAACTGCCGCAGGGCGCCCTTCGTCAGCTTGTCCTGGACGGCCACGGGGAACTCATCGAGCGCCTGTATCAGGCGGCGCTCGCTGGCCTTGTCGATTCTGATCGTTGGATCGAGCCTCATCGAGTCTCTTTCGGATCGACTTGTAGTCGGGCACGTCGAGCTCGACTATGAGCTCTAGCACCGACCGTTCCCACGGCGCTGCATTCCTGCCCTTCAGGACACGCGCCAGCAGCGCGCGCGCGTCCCGTCCTAGTCCGCTCCCTCGCTGTACAGGTCCTCTATGGCGGCGATCGCCTTCGATGCCATGCCCGCCGGCGCCTTCATCGCGTCATCAACGGTGGCGAACAGCGGGTCGCCCCGCTCGTCCAGAAGGTGCCGGTGGAGCGCCCACGCCTTTGCGTACGCGGGTCCGCGTTCGTTGATCGCCACGGCGTCGATCAGGTCCGCGAGGCTCGGTCGCTTGAGCAGGCACGGACAGCCGCACAGTTCGTAGCGCCTCGGCTCGAGCGCGAGGATGGAGCGGATGTCAGGCACTGATCGTCACCGCTCCAGTGAACTGCAATTGCACCGAGCACCGGCAGATGTCCATCATCGCGATGGACGGGCTGAGGCTGGTGATGTATGCGTTTCCGGTGTAGCTCGCGTTGGAATGAAGGGTGAACGTGACCGAGACTGCATTGCCAGCAGCATACGCAGTCTCGAGAGACTTGAAGACCGTGTCATCCTGGTCGTAGAACACCGTGAAGCTCGCGGTGGCGGTCTTGATGCCGACCAGAAAACTCCGGTCGGTGCTTGTCAGTTCCGACACGTCGATGGTTTCCGTGTTGACCGTCACGGTGCCGTCGATCACTCCCGAGAGGGATGAAGAACCAATGGCAATGGAGGCATTCCGACAAACGCGCGGGGTCGCTGGCATTTCTATGTCCTCCAGTAGATCGTGGCCTGTGTGACGGCCTGCGAGGGTTCCTGTTCGTCTGAGATTCCAACCACCTCGGGCTGGAGCCCGTCAGCGGTGATTATCACGGCATCAATATCCACGCCGCTGAATTTTCCGGCTACAAGCGCCGTCCGCACCTTCGCGGCAATCGCGAGCGCGTCCTCGCTCGTGTCGGCGATCGACGTGACGGAGATGTTCGACACCTGGGTTTCGCCGCCCACGCTCGCGTCCTCCCGCGTCTCGACCGTGTAGGTGACGGCGGGGAGCGGAGAATCCTGCAACCGGTATCCGTGCGTCACGCGCGCATCGGGCACCGAGACAGGCAGCGCCGACAGCGTGGTGCCGTTGGTGAGCATCGTCCTGACGGCCTGCTCGATGGTCGCCATTACGTCACCTCCTCGCACGCGATGACCGCCACGCGGTCGGCGTTGTCGAGATTGATGATGCTGCCGATCCTGAGCGTGCGTCCGTCCACGCTGATCCGGTCGACCTCCGTGAGCCCGATGTTCACGACCTGCGGCCAGCGCGCGCGGAGCTCGAACTGGCGCTTGACGGCCACGCCGTCCGCGTAGGCCGATTCGTTCGCGCTCGAGTTGCGCACGTCGCAGCGGAAGTACTGGTCGGCGGTGAACGTGTCCGACCTGAGCCCGAGCGTGTCCTGGGCGGTCGACGCCCTGAGCCTGCGCGCCTTGCTGCTGAGGACGCCGGCCGAGATCACCTGAGCATCTCCCGCACCCTGAACGAATCCATGATGAACTGGAGGGACATCGGCACGGCCGTCAGGCCGATCGGCTGGAACGCCTCGGGGTTGTTGTACCAGGCGCCGGTCAGAGAGATGATCGCGTGCACGATCTCGTTGGGCAGCTGCTCGTATCCGCAGTTCACGCCGACCGTGATCTGCGTCCCTTCGTAGATCGCCGGCGCCTCGAGGAAGCGGATGACCGGAAGCGGTCCGTCCGTCCGGTCGAGCCACCAGTCGGTGACGGGCATCGTGGTCGTCACGTTCGAGGTGTTCTGGTACGTGACCGCCTGCACCGACGTGAACGGGACGAACGGGATGGCCGTCGCCGTCCAGTTGGCGAGGTACACGTCGCGCTTCGCGGGGTTGAAGCACAGCCCCGTCTCGCGCTCGATGAGCGACGACGCCGCGTCCCTCAGCCTCATCAGGTCGAGGTCGTCGTCCGCGTACTCGATCTTTAGCGCGGACTTGATGGTGGAGAGTGGGACCGCCATGAAAAGCCCGTCCGCGCTTCCGCGCGGAAGGGCCGGGAGTGGAGATGGATCAGCCGCGGATGTAGGCGAACGCCTCGGCCAGCATGATGTGGCTGTCCGTGCGCGAGTAGAAGATCAGCGCGGTGCGGTGGTTGTTCGACGCCGAGTACGGGTCGACGAACGACGAGATGCCCGTGCGGTCGAAGATCTCGAAGTAGTTGAAGTCGCCGACGACGCAGTACACGGTGTTGTCGCCGGTCGTGGTCGGCACGTACTGCGAGACGCTGTACGGCACGCCGAGGATCGAGGCCGGGATGCCGCCGACCATCTGGTTGACGGTGCTGGTGCCCGGGGTCCAGATGTACTCGAGCTGGCCGCTGCTCGTCACGCTGTTCTTCAGCTTGCGGACGGTGCGCAGGAACGTGTCCGACATGAGCCAGCGGAACCGCGGGGAGTTGCGGTAGACCGGCTTCACGGCGAACAGCGCGTCGATGAGGTTGTCGGAGGTGAGCGTGGTGAGCGCCGCGCCGGCGCCGAGGTCGACGCCCTGGCTGATCGGCTTGCCGGTGGTGGATCCCGCGATGCCTTCCGGCTGGCTCGATCCGGTGCCCTGCACGTACGCCTTCTCCTGCTCGAGCGCCATCGAGAGCGCGCAGCGGTTGGCGACGTAGTCGAGCGCGGTGCCGATGCCGCCGTCGCCGATGCCGTCCTCGATGAACTCCTGGGAGAGGAGCACGCGGGTCGCGTACTTGTACGGAGTCACCGAGACGGCCGTTCCGTAGGAGGGGTCGCCCGTCTCGCCGATGGCCGCCGCTTCGTTGATGAGGCTGGTCGTCGGAAGCGCGTTCTCGACGGTGATCGTGCGCTTGCTGTCGATCTGCGTGACCACGCTGATCTGGCGCATGACGTTCGCATCCCACAGGCGGGAGATGATGCGGCGCTCCATGTCGGTCGGGATGCCGGCGCCGCTGGTGCCGGTCGACAGCGCGCGGAGCTCGGCCTGGTCGTTGCGGACCATCGCCTTGAGCCAGCGCGCGGACTGCTGCTGCTCGAGCTCGGCGGACGGCGTCGACGCCGCGCGGGAGAGCACGGGCTGGGACTCGAGCTGCTGGATGCGGGCGCGGGCCGATGCGAGCTGCGCGCGCATCTCGACGGCGTCCAGGTCGCTGTCCATCTTCGCGAACTTCTCGCGCTCCTCGCCGCTGCCGAGCGCGTCGACCTTGTGGGTCGAGAGGCCGGTGCGGCGCTCGAACGCGTCGAGGCTCTTGCGATACTGGTGCGTGATCTCCTGGATCTCGTTCAACTCATCGGACATGGTCTGCCATCCTTCTGAAATGGAGCGCGAGCCGCGCGATAGCGGCCTCGGTGTAGGCCGCGGAAACGCTCCGCAGGCTCGAACTTGTCTGTGGGTATGCGGCGTCCTGGACGATGCTGATCTCGATCAGCTTCGCCCGCTTCACAAGGCGCTCGGTGCGCGTCTTGTTCCAGCTGTCCTCCTCCACCATGAACCCGAACGACATCTCGCCGCTGAGGTCGCCGCGCTGGATCAGGGTCTGCACGTCGCGTCCGAGCGTGGTGTCGGGAAGCTCCGCGCTGAACGCGAGCCCGCTCCGGTCGCTCTTGAGCGTCAGCGTCTTCGACCGGGTCCTCGCCAGCGGCATCGACGCGTCGTGGTTGTAGTAG